CCGGCGTCTCCACTCCTCCTCCATCCCTTGCAGCAGCGGTGAGTCGGGCTTGGGCTGGGCCGGTGGTGCGAGGCCCCCTGTCTGCACGGAGGCGGCGTCCCGGCGCATCGCGTTCTCCTGGGCGATGTTCGCCTGCTGCTGCTGCTGCCGGGGCGTGAAGCTGGTGGCGCGGACAAGGTCTGCGACCGCCTGCACCCCCAGGTCGCGCTGGGTGTTGTCGCCCTCCATGATCGCGCGCACATAGGGGTGGTACTCGCCCAGCTCACCGATCTTCTCCGCCATCCCCGGCCCCAGCCTGGCGACATCGAGGCCGAGACGGCTGAAGCTCTCGCCGAGCGCCTGCTCCAGCGAAGGCTGCTGCGGCTGCGCCTGCTGGGCCTGCTGCTGCGCGTAGCTCTGAAGCTCCATCTGCACCTGGGTGCCGATCGACGCGGCCAGGTTCGGGTTCTCCTCCGCGACCCGGCTGATCACGCCCTGGTAGAGCTGCGTCTTCCCGTTCATCGCGGCCGTGCGCGCGTAGCCGAGCGGGTCCATCATCGCCTGCTCGACCCAGTTCTCCTCCTGCGAGGAGAGCGGCATCGCAGCCGTGGTCTGCTGCTGCGCCTGCGCCTCCACCTGCTGTGCATACTCGTACCAGGACTGGGCCAGCTCGTCCGCCTCCCGCTTCTCGCGGGCCACCTGGGAGATGTGGCGCTCCTGGTCGTAGGCGGCGCGGGCGACCTTCTCCAGGCTCACGTCGTCGCCGTACTTGCGCTTCGCCCAGGCGAGCGCCTCGTCCTCGGGCGGCTCGTCCCGTCCCTCCTCCTCCTCCTCCTCCTGCGTCTCCGGCTCCTCGGTCGGGGCGGGAAGCTCGGAGGGGACAGGCGACGGCTCGGGCGGCGCGTCGGGCACCACGATCGGTGCGTCCTCGCCCGGTGGCCGCTCCTGCTCCTCGACGGCCATCGCCGCCTCCCGGGGTGAGCGCGCGTTCCCTGTCAGCGCCTCCGCGAGGAAATCCTCCATCTCCTCCATGCCGTCAGCCATCTCCAGCCTCCAATCCTTGTTCGCGCAGGTAGCGCTCCAGTGTGGACTCGGCGTTCTTCGGCACCCCCACCAGCCAGTTCAACGCCCCGATCGTGCCCCGGATCGCGTCCAGCTTCCGCTGGTCAGCCCCCTGCTCGTTCAACGCAATCGCTGTCGCCACCTTACGCAGCTTCTCGATCTTGCGCTCGACCTCGTCTTCCAGCTCCGGCCAGGAGGGGTGCTTGGAGAGGGCGGCGAGAGCGGAGGCCCTCCGGTTGAGGAGGTTCTGCTGCTCTCGGTTCAACGCCATCAGCGAATCCTAGCCCTGTGCTCCCATCCCCATCTGCTGCACCGCCTGAAGCTGCTGGCCCGCGAACTGGTCGGGACTCATCGCGAGGCCGTTCGCCCCACCCTGGCCCATCGCTGCCGCCAGCGCCGGGTTCGTCTGCCCCTGCGAGCCAACCGGGGCTGAGCCGTTCTGCTGCGCCTGCATCCCGGCCGCGCCCTGTGGGGTTCCGCCGGGGGGTGGCAGCGCCCCAGGGGCTTGGCCGGGCGGCTGGAAGAACTGCTCCGTGTTCGTGATCCCGTAGGACTCCAGCACCTTCTCCATGAACGGCTTCATGTTCAGGCCCATCAGCGGCCCGAACGTCCCGGCCAGGTTCATCAACGCCATCGCCTCCGTCTGCCGCTCCTGGCGGACGGTCGACTCGTCCATCACCGCGATCGTGACGTTGAACTGGCCTTGCAGGTGGAGCGGATGCACCTCGGTGAGCTGCTGCATCCCGCCCGGCCCGACCTGGGAGATGACCCTGCCCTCGCGGATCATCTGGCCCATCATCCCCAGGAACAGCTCCCCGATCCGCGCCCAGGCCCAGGCGTACTGCTGCTTGCGCGACTGGATCATCTTCTGCGCGACCGAGGTGATGATGCTCATGCCGGTGGCGGTCGAGCCGCCCGCGCCCTGGACGGTGGAGTCGGCCCCGCCAGCGAACGGCAGCCCGCCCAGGATGTTCTGCAGGTCGCCCTTGATCAGCGACTCCGCCTCCAGGGTGATCTGGGCGGCGGTCGCGTCGATCTCCAACTGGCCCACCTGGCCCGGGTCCTCCACGATCCACTGTGCGCCCGGGAAGAACTCAAAGGCGTCCGGGTCGTCCACGTCGGAGCGGATCAGCGTGATCACGTTCGTGAGCAGCCTGAGCGAGTCGATCCGCTGGTTCTGCAGCGTCCACAGGTACTCCTGGAGCTGGGCCAGGTTCTCCACGATCGAGAGGCCGACCATCTGGAAGGCGTCCGGCATCGCGGAGCAGACGACGAACGGCTTCCGCTTGATCCTGAACGGGTTCGGCTTGTCCGAGAGAACGACCTTGCGGTTGCCGACCGTGATCACCCGGTCGTCCGTCCAGTACTCCAGCACCTCGATCAGCCCGGCGGTGCGCTGACGGCCGCTCAGCTCCTGCTCGCGCTCGGTGTAGGCAGTCGACGCCTGGCCGTTCTGCTCCGACTCCAGCTCGTCCACGTAGCGGTAGAGGCCCGCCTCCTGCTTCGCCTTCAGCTCATCGAAGGTGGCCCAGGTGCGGTCGATCACCCAGGCGGCGTCGTCCACGCTCTTCGCCGACTCCGGCCAGAAGAAGTCACGCACGTCGCGCACGATCACGGAGGGGCCGTCGCGGATCACGGTCATCTCCTCCTTCTCGGCGGCGGCGGTGTACTTGTCCCTGACCTCGCCGAAGTCGTCGGTGACCTCGATCTCGGTGGCGACGAGGCGGGTCAGCTCCCGGCACTCGTAGGCCCAGACCACTTTCGCGACCGTGATCCCGGCGATCAGGTCCTGCTGGATGAAGGGCCGCTGCTTCAGCGCGAAGTTGTCGTCGTCCATCGCTGCCTGCAACGCTGCCTTCGCCACCCGCGCTGACTGCTGCCGCTCGACCAGCTCCTGAAGCGGGGTGCCGGGCGAGGGGCGCGGCTCCACCGTCCAGGTCGGCTTCGGGTCGACCATCGAGGCGATCATCCCTTCCGCCACCTGGAGGATGTGCGGCTGGGTCAGGTCGGAACGCCAGCCCTGCTTCTTCTCGTTCCGCTTCTCCGCGATCCCCCGGTAGGCGCGGTAGCGCTGCTCCACCTTGTCCACGAAGTTCGTGTGGAACTGCTCCGCCTGACCGATCGCGAGGATCACGAGCGAGAGCGCGTCCGCGACCCGGGCGGCGGGTGCGTAGGGGTCTACAGCGTCTTGTTTGCCTCGCTCACGCAAGGGAGGAGAGCTGCTTGTCGGTCTTCTGCTTCCCGGCCAGGATCGCCTGCAGCGGCCCCATCCCCTTCGTGATCCCCATCCCGCGCTCCTCGTCCTCGTCCTTTGCCATCGCCATCATCAGGTGCTTCATCGCCTGCTGGATGTGCTGGATCGAGTCCATCTCCTCCTGCTCCTCGACGCCCCCCTGATCGGAGTCGCCGGGCATCACCTCACCGGGTGCGCCAGCTCCGCCTCCACCCAGCGCGCCGAGCAGCGCTTCCATTCCGCCCTCGCCTGGGATCGGGCCAGCGCTGAGCTGATCCATCGGCGGAGCTGGCCCACCCATCATCGCCTCTCCGCCGCCCGGGGTCGTCGGCAGGCCGGGGGCCTCCTCGGGGTTCATCATCATGCTCATGCTCTCTCCTTAGCTCCAGGCGTAGTCGGGCGTGTACTCGCGCCGATGCTTTCTCCGTGATGATCGCGCGTCGTGCGGATGGTGCCCGAACTGGCGGTACAGCTCCAGGCCCCCGGCGAGCGCCATCACCCGGTCATCGTTCGTTCCTTCAGCGGCTCGTGGGGAGGGAAGGGTGTCCTGGCGGACGAACGTGAGGCACTCCTGGATCGCGTCGAGGGGGATGTGCGGCAGCGCCTCCTCGCGGATCGCCTGCTCCAACTGGTTGATGATCAGCGGCCGGGTCTTCGTGGAGATCGGGAAGCCGTAGGTGATGTTCTGGCGGAAGTCGGGGCGGTCCTCGGAGCGGTGGCGGTACAGCTTCGGGTAGGGCTTGCGCCCCCGTTTGCCGTCGCGCAAGGGGATGATGATCGCGTCCCCGTAGCCGCCTCCCAGCTCGACCGCGAGCCTCGCGGTGTTGTACCAGCGGCCGAGGAAGTGGAGCTGCTCCGCTGCCAGGTCGGGGTCGATCTTGCCGTGCAGCTCCGCGCAGATGTCCATGTTGGTCAGGTCGATCACGTAGGCGCAGGTGTAGTCCTTGCCCCTGCCGGTGGCGGCGTCCACGTAGAGCGCGTAGCTGCGCTCCTGCACGGGTGGATGCCAGACCTTGATCTGGCCGTCCCTGCCTTTGACGACGGTCGCGTTCGCCCCGGTCGGTGAGGGGAGGAAGCGCATCTTGTACTCCGGCTCGCGCGCCTTCTCCGCGTAGCGGCCGAGCACCTCGGTGTCGAACCAGCAGCCTGCGGTGCCGAGGAACGCCTCGGCCGCGTTCAGCGGGTACTGCTCGCTCATCTCGGCGGGGCTGAAGCGCTTGCGGGCCATCGTGAACCAGGCGGCGTCCCGGCCCGGGTGCAGGTCCGCCCCCAGGAACTTCGCGTCCACGCCCCTGTCCTCGGCGTTCATCCACAGCTCGTAGAAGAGGTTGCCGAAGCCGTCGGCGGTGGAGACGATGATCAACTGCCCGCCGTCGGCGATCACGGGGATGAACGCCTTGTAGCTCTCGCGTGCGTACGGGTGGCGGGCGAACTCGTCCAGGAAGACGACGCCCGCTGTCTCGCCATGCCCCGCACGGGGAGAGGAAGGCATGGCGATCAGCGAGCTGATCCGCTTATCCGGGAACTCCCACTCGATCCTGGTCGAGGGCCTGCCCTTGTACGGCTTGATCACCTTCGCGTCGAAGCGGAGATGCTCCGGTGAGTTCTCCCACAGGTCCCAGGCTCGGTTCACGAGCTTGGTCGCCTCCGTCTCGTTCGTGGAGACGCAGAGGGTGCGGGTGCCGGGGGCGGCGAGGCAGCGCCAGGTGCAGTAGCCGATCCCGAGCCAGCTCTCGCCGAGCTGCCTGGCTTTCAGCCGCAGCAGCACCTGGCGGCGCTGGAACTCGTCCAGCTCCTCGTACTGCCAATGCCAGCCCTTGTCGAAGTGGAAGAGGAACTCCTCCCCCGTCTTCGCGTCGATCGCCTTCGTGTGCCGCAGCCACGCGGCCGGGTGCGCTTTCGCCCGCTCAACCTGGCCCAGCAGCTCGCTCAGACGGTCCTGGACTCGCTGCAGGACCGGATCGAACTGGACGACCGTCATTCCGATAGCCTACGCGCCTTCATCCCATACGCAGCGACGGGTCGCCGATGGCACCCGACCGTAACGTCAAGATGCCCTCAGCTTTGCCCCGTCGCTGATCTCCCGCAGGAGGACCATTCCATGCGTCAGATCGTCAGCATCGTAGTTGTCGCTGCTGCCCTGTTGGCAGTTCAGGCGGCAAGCGCAACCACAGCTTCACAGAAGCTCCGCAAGTCCGAAACCGTCGTCGCCTGGTACGAGGGAAAAGGCCACTGGCATCTCCGCCCCGGCGTGGCGAAATGCTCCCAGCTTCGCTTCGACCGTCCCGCCGCGCGCTGCTACCGCCACCGGCTCGGCTACCGCTTCCACAAGCAGCGGGTCGAGCGGCTCCGCCCGCGCCCGCAGCTCTCACATCTCGCAGGCTGGCTCTGCATCCACTCCCGCGAAGGAGCCTGGAACGCGAACACCGGCAACGGCTACTACGGGGGACTCCAGATGACCTACGGCTGGCTCGGCTACATCTCGGGCCGCGCCTCCGACATGAGTCCGATGGCGCAGATGGCTGCGGCCGAGGGCGGCTACCAGATGTCCGGCTACTCGGATGCGTGGATGCGGGGCCAGTGGCCGAACACCTACCCGCCGTGCGCGCATCTGTTCGGCTGAGTCAGTCTGGCTCCCAATCCGCTTCCGCGCGCTCGATCAGGGTGTGCTTGCCCAGCTCCAGCAGACCGACGTAACTGGAGAGGGGCAGCTCACCCGTCGTGCTGACCCAGTAGTGCAGCTCCCCGTCCGTGTCGAAATACTGGGTGACACCGATCGCGCCTGCCTCGACCGCGCCCTCGGGGAGGCCGTCAGGCGGCATCCACGTAGGGCGGCTTCACCGCGAGCTGGCCGTGCTTCATCATCAGGTGGAAGAGGCAGAGGCCGTCAGCGAACGCAACCCCGCCCGCGTTCGTGATCACTCTGCGCCCACACGGGTTGTTGTCTGTCAAGTCGTTGAAGGGAGGCAGCGCTCCCGACTTCGTCCCCCGTGCGGGCGCAGAGCAGGGCATCAGCTCTTCTTCTGGCCGGTCGCCTGCCGCTGGGCGGTCGAGTCGCCGTGGGCCTCACGCTGGGCGTCGTCGTCCTTCTCCCGCTTGCGCGCCTTCCCCTCGACTCCGCTCGCCTTCGCGTCCGCCTCGACCTGGCGCTTCTTGTCGGCCTCCAGCTCCTCGCGAGCCTCGTCGGCCAGCTCCGGTCCCTGCTCGATGTTCTCGCGGCGCTTCTCGGCCGCGACCTCGTCCTTGACCGTCTGGTTGTAGAGCCGCTCGTGCGCCTCGGCGGCGGCGAGGCGTGCTTCCAGCTCGCCGGTCGTGAACTCGCGATCCTCCTCGGGCACGTACTCGGCGTCTCCGGGACGCGGGACGACCTCGTCGTTCTCCTCGTCCTTCGCCTTCGCCTTCTGCGCGTTCTCGCGCTCCTGCTCGGCCCTCGTCTTCTCAGCCACGCTCTGCCTCCTTCTTGGGTGCGGGCGGCTTGCGCCGCGTGGGCGGCTCGTAGCCGTCGATCCTTACCAGCTTCTCGTTATGCCCGAAGCGCTGGATGAAATGCATCGAGCAGTAGATGCCGCCGTCCGGTCCCAGCCAGCGCGCCGTTGAAGGCTCGCCCAGGTCCGGGTTCGCCTGACAGGAGGGGCAGGGCCTGCTCACGGGCCGACCATCACTTTCGCGTTCCCCGCCACCTCGGTCCCGATCGTGAGGCTGAGGCTCCTTGGTCCCGGCGGCGCAACCCAGGTGACGGCCTCCTGCTCGTTCGTGTCGATGACGACGGAGGCGGGCGTGCCTCCTTCGATCGTGATCGTGCCCGGTGTCGCGGCGGACACCTGGGCGGCGTAGGGGCCGGTGAAGTTCGTCTCGATCAGGTAGATGCCCAGGTGGTTGCGTAGCGCCCGCGCCGCAGTCTGGCTGGGACGGGCGGCTGTGACTCCAGCGCCCGACTGGTACTGCTTCCTCGCCCCACCGGCTGCGTTCGCGTTCGCGCTCAGCTTGTTCAGCGCAGCGGTTCGCAGGCTTGCGGGGAGGCGCAGGATCGCGCTCCGTGAAATGGGTGTTACGTGTGACTGCCAGGCCATGCGCTCTCCTTCGTCCCCACGATTGTGTTTGCCAGATCGGACATCACCCGTCCTGCAAGCAGGTGAACGTCGTCACCTGGCCCCCTGGTGCGTTGATGACGAGGTAGCCGCCCGAGTAGCCGGTCGGGCACTCCGCACCCGCTGGTCCCGCAGGGCCGGTGTCGCCTTTCGGTCCCGGCGGGCCTGCGGGGCCTGCCGGTCCTGTGGCGACATCGACGGTGACGGTGCGGGCGGGGCCGCTCTCCTGGCTGAACGCGGTCGAGGCGAGGTAGCCGCTACCCGCCGCCAGCGTCAGGCCCAGGATCATCACGATCAGCGGCTTCATCTCTCGCCTCCAGCTTCACGTCGATCTTGCGGGCGAGCCGGAGCGCCACCAGGCCGGAGAGCAGCGAGCCGATCCCGGCGAGAACGGAGCCGACCGCAGCCCAGTCGATGTCCACCCATCTCAGCCCTTCCTGGGCTTCGCCTTCGCAGCGCGGTTGACGTTGCCCTGCGTGGCCTTCGCGATCTTGCCGGGAGGCTTGTTCGCGGGGCTGGGATCGAAGACCTTGTCGCGCACGAAGGTGGAGACGACCTGGAAGGTGCTGTGGTCTACGGTCGGGGGCTTCCGCATCGGGTCGCCGACCGAGCCGGGGTCCTTGTAGCCGGGCGGCTTACGGGGCATCGGTCAGCCCGCCACGTTCGTCCCGAAAAGGAAGATCAGCCAGATCGCGATTGCGATCAGGCCGATGCAGATGTCCTGGAACGAGAGGTTCATCCGGTGCTCCTTCCGTCAGCTTGGACGCAAGCGCTGCCAGCAGCACGTCGATGTCCAGCGCTTTCGCGATATGGGCGGCAACCTGAGTCATGGCTGTTCACGCCTCCGAGTCTAGGACGAGGGTCGGAAGTCCTCCAGGCCGAACTCGCGGATCCGGGGCTGCCAGCGCATCGCCTTGCCTCCCCGCTTCAGCTTCACCTTGCGCCATCCCCACAGCTCCAAAACGGTGCCGGGGGTGGAGAGCCAGTCGATGCACTCCTGTGCTCTGTCCTCCAGGAAGGTGCGCTCGTGGGCGGCGAAGGCGGTGCCGCAGCTCTGGACGCCGACGACGCCGCGCGCAGGGTCGAGGGCGATCACGTCGATGATCCCGAACAGGTCCTGCCGGATCCCGTGCGCCCCGACATGCTGGTTCCAGCGTTCCACGATCGCGCAGACCCGTCCTTGCTCCCGTAGCTCCCGCAGCGTCCGCTGGGTCGGGGTCAAGCGGGCTTCCAGCCGTACTCCCCGATAAAAGCCTCCGGGGTGTCTCGGGGGAGGAGCTTCGTCTTGCCTCCGTGACCGTGGATCTTCTCGGCGTCCGCAAGCGAGCTGTAGACGATCACGTTCGGCACGTCAGCGGTGTAGCCGTAGAAGGAGACGGCCACCCAGCCGCTCTCAAACTCCACGATCTCACCGACAGGTCCCGTGCCAGAAACGCCGGATACGTCCTCGTCTCGGATCATCTCGTACAGCCTCATCGCAGTACCTCCTCCAGTGTCAGGGCGGCGATCTCGCGTGCCCGCTCGACCGTGTCGGCGACGGTGATGTCGCCGAGCCGCTGCACGAGGTAGTTGACGGCGTTCACCATCTCCATCTCGTAGGTGGCGAAGCTGACCCCGAGCTGCTCGATCACCTCCGGGTCCACGTCGATGTCCTGGAGCGCGTGCAGGTCAGCGAGGAACTCTGCGCGTTCCCCGTTCACTTGCGCCTCTCGATCAGGGCGACGACGAGGCCGACCAGGCAGAGCAGCCCGGCTGCGAGGAAGAAGCCGACGGCGGCGAGCATCACAGCGTGGCCGCGATCGCTTCGACAGCCTGTACGGCCCGGTCGATCCGGGAGCCTTCCTCGTAGTCGATCGCTTGCAGGTGGTCGAGGGCTTCTGCCGCCAACCCTTCGATTAGGTTCCGCTCGGCGGTGAGGATCTCCAGCTCCTCGGTGGCGGCGGCGAGGGCGTCGGCGAGGAGTTCCTGGCGGGCGCGGACGGAGGTGAGTTCGGCCCGGAGCGTCTCGATGTCGTCCTCGTAGAAGAGGCTCATGCGACCTGCTCCCGTCGGCGGCGCGCCTCGTTCAGCAACGTCTCCCGCGTCCTGTCGGTCTTCTCCCCGGTGAAGCTCTCCACGATCACCGGCTCGCAGGCTCCGAGCAGGCTGATCTCCCAGCCCTGCTTCTTCGTCACGTCCATGAAGCGCACCGCGTTCTCCGCGTACCAGGGTCTGACGTTCGACCCTTGCGCCGACCAGTAGGCAGCCTCCTCCTGATCGCGGGTGTTCACCACCACCGCGAGGTTGCCGAGGATCATCAGCCGTTGCGGGTCGATCATGTTCAGCACCTGCTCAACCGTCACGGCCGTCCAGCTCCTGTTTCATGTCCATGTAGAAGGCTCCGACGATCTGGGTCAGCTCGCGCAGCACGGGTGTCGGGATCGTCTTCAGGGTGCGGTCGTGCGGGTCGGCGTGATCTTCGATCACGGTGCGGATGGCGCGGCTCATCTCGGCCATCGCGCTCATG